TGACTACCAACTTTTAAGTTATTCCCAAGTGATGTGATTGGTAAATTTCTGAGGTTTAAATACCCACCGACGGTTAAGTTATCAGGAAGTGATTTGATATGTGTATATCTGAGGTTTAAATCCCCATGAACAGTTAAGTTATCAGGAAGCCAATAAACAGGTGATGTGATTGGTGTACCATCATCATTATAATGTCTTGTATGGAACTGTAAATCATCAACAACTTTAGTTACTTCTTTTCCTTGGAGTATTAGTTTTTCTGCTTCGTCGCCAAAAACCCAATCTCTATCTGTATAACCGATTAACTCACTCGGATTACTGTGGAATTTATAGATGTTCATTACGTCAATCTATTCCAAATCTTCTGTAGCATTGGATACATATCTGAGTATCTTGCTTTGCCTGTACGCATTTGTAACATTAACCAACGCAAGTTACGTATCTTATCAAATGATGACATTTCATCATATCTACGTAACTGACGTCTTGCACGTTGATGGTCTGATGTCCAACCTTTAATTGTCCTCATCATCAACAAGAATAACTGATGGTAATCATCTTCATCAACTCTACCACCTGACATATCTCTTAATATACGTTTAATACGTAACTCTGGTATGGTGATATCGTAGCGTGTTATTATTTTATCTGAATATTTCTCTTGATGTAGTAGTAACACAATCGCATTGTACATGTCAGGTTGAGTTGTTCTAAATCCTTTGAATCCTGGTTGACTCATCATACGCCTAGCATATGCCATTGCACTCGCTCTATCCTCGTGCCAAATAAAATTAAGTGCAAAAAACATATTGACTAGCAACAATCCTAACTCATCTGCTTTTGTACCGTCAACAAGATTTAAGTTCTTAAAAACTCTTGCTTCTTTTAATTCACCAAAAAATTCAAATTTACTCATATTCTTTAAACCAATTCTGTGTTTCACTTCTATGAAGAAACTCTAGTGTTCTTGACCCTGTTTGCCCAACACGCATTGGCAAATTTTGTCCTCTCATATTTTCCAATCTCGGTGCACTTTCATATGCGGGTTCGTCGCTTAATCTCACCTGATGGTCAGATTCGTCGACGTCTTTGAACCACTCCCCATTGAATTTAACCCAAACGGTGTCGTCATTCGCAAGAATATATCTAGTAGGCACAATATGACCAGGTATCAACATATCAGATGGGAGGTAATCACCGTAATCAACTGACTGTTTTTCTTCTGATGGTTTTAATAAACTTAACGTCATTAACTTAGTCATGTATTTCAATGCAATGCCTGTATTTGATTGGTTGGTGCTTACTAAGTCCACTAGTTGCTGTATTGCTTTATCCGATAAACTACTAGGAGTTGTTTCCATCTCTGAATAAATTATTTGTTGTAACAAATGCTGTAGTGTTGTTTGATTATCGGGATGTTTTAACTGTGATACTTTATTATTCCACTTGACAAGCCATTCCTTCGCTTTGCTTCTTATTCTTGAATCTTGAAACCCACGTGCAACAGCATCGGGGATGTCCATTGCACTAAGTCTTGAACTTAGTGTATCTAAATACAAATCCTCGAGAACAACTTCATTTACTTTCATTTATCTTCGACAGGCTACGTTGAAATTTTCTACCATCCCTAGTCCTAATTGAATTTAGGAATTTGCGGGTTAAGTTATCTGCTTCTTCTTCACTATATGCTTCGGCAACAAGGTCTAATAATCTACCTGCACTCTCAATTAAGTTATCGGCACGGCTACGAATTATATGTGATTTATCTCTTTCGATGTGTAGGTTTTCTAGTTCTTCTAAAATACTACGAGTTCGTTTTTGCATAATGCAATCCGTTAATGTTTAATGTATTTATTTATTTTTGAATGCATTCAACATGGCGTCTAATTGCGATTGTTGATTCTTCGGGGTAATTATTTCCGAATTTACATCAGTTGTAGCATTGCTTGGAAGTATTGGGTTACCTGGTTTAATTTTTTTCAATAGGGTTTTTGATAACGCTGAAGTTCCATCAGGTTCCACCCCATTATCAACAATTTTCAATGTGTTAATATCGAAATCTAATTCAACCCTTTGCCCCACCCCAGAACTAGAACGAGTTTTCATCAACTGTAACTGATATTTACCATTCTCTCGCATAGCATGTGTAGTATATATACCAAATACGTTATCTGCTGTGTTAATCTTCGAAATTCCGCCAGAGATATGCCCATGCGTGAAGTCTTCTTCGTCGACCGCGCTACGATTTAATTGAGAGGCGGTCACCATGATGATTTGTAACTCTTTTGCTAAATTACGTAATTCTTCGGATACGTACTTATCCTTTACGAATAAGTTTTCTGGACTAACCTTTGTTCCAACTGGCATTAACAAATCCAAGTAATCAATACATATACAATCAATTTTGACGTGTTCTTGTACTTCAAGTTCTTTTATGTACGACCTAATATCGTTTACGTTACTTTGGGCTGGTAAATATTTAATTTGCAATTTCCCAGAATTCTTTTCCATCATCTTGAGCGACAACTCAACGTCATCTAACTCTTTAAAAATTCTGCTTGATGCAGTATTAGTCATCATCGAATCCATTCGCATACTTGTTAACCCTTCATTCAACTCCAACGTGATGAATACCCCATTCTTTCCATTTTGTATCCAATTAACCATTAAATTTTGCATGAATAATGACTTTCCACTACCAGACCCCCCTGCAAATATCTGCAATTCCCCTCGATTAAACCCTCCATATAATTTTTTATCTAAAGTTTTCCACCCAGTACTAATTTGCCCATTTCCATCTTTAATCGCAAGCAATCTTCCCTTGGGGTCTTCGAAATAATTAGTTCCCATGTCCTTTGTTAAACTAATTTGTACTGCATCTTTGATGAGTTTTTCAACAGGGTCAAAATCTCCCTTTTCCAATAAGTCTGCACTTTTTAAAATTGCACGTTCTAGTTCTTGGCTACGAGTAAACCCTTCAAATTCATCGAAAAACCAATCATAATGCCCCTCCTTAAACTCTTCCGGTAAATGGTGAATATCAACTCGCGTTACTGCATTAACCTGCTCAAATGTTGGTAGGGTGGCATGTTCGGCAGAATGCTCCTCTATCATAGTAGCGGCTTCTTGGAGTGAGGGGTCAAAATTCTCAACATTATAGATGTTTTGAACACGTACGAAACTTGACGGGTTTTCCAACATCATTTCTATGAATAACTTTTGTACCTCCTTGTTATATTCTTTCAAACTTCTTCCTCAATTTTAATTTTATTGCCAATTTAGATTTTACTCCATTATTTCTATGGGTGATTATATCCAAAATTGTCGCTATCTTTCCATTCACAAGAACTGCATCATTTACGTCTTTGATATCATTGCCCCATAATGGAGTACTCACACTAAATCCATATTTTACTGCATCATCCACCAATTTCTTTCCTGCTTTATCGTGGTCTGGTACAACAATAACTTCTTTCTCTTGTGCCAATCTCATCAATTGTTTCGCTTGTTTATCGCTGATTTTATTATGCAATACTGCCATTCCATTTATACTTATGGCATCCAAAACACCCTCAACAACAATAACGTATTTCCAATTACTTTTCTGCAAGTCTAAGCCAAATATATATCCTGGTTGCTGTTCATTGAGATATTTTGGCAAATTATTATCCAAAAATCTAGAAGTGTATCCGACTATTACTCCACCATGTGTGTATGGGATAATAATTCTATTCTTATTTCTAAATTTGCCGTTAGGGGTAATCATGAAATTATACTGATTGTACTTTAACCCCCTACCTGCTAAGTAGTCAACGAACCTACAATCGGTACTCCTGATATTTCGAGAACCGTTGGGCAATTGAACCTTATTGAACGTTATATTAGCGCTGATGATTTTGGATTCCTCATTCCTTTCGGAAGCAAGGTCACCCAACCCCCTATGTCTGAGACTTTCTAAACTTAACCAATCAATTTCAACCGTGCTTACCCCTAACCATCCGAGTAACTTCCTTGTATTCACACTAACTGGCTTGCCCAACTGAAACCTTGTTTTAAAATTGCAATTAAAACAATGATATGACCAATCATCAGTATTACTCAGAATCACGCCACCGCGCCCACGCTTGTCTTGGCTCTCGCCATTATGAGTGCAACAAACTGCATTAAAAGAAATCCATCCACTGTTTGTCTGTTTTCTTTTATGGGGGAGAAATGATAATATATCCAACATGATGTATATTATATGGTACGAAGATATATTGTGATATGTGATTTTTACCGAATAACATAAAACGGCAAAAAGGCTCTTGCGTACCCACGAGAGCCAACGTGGTATGAAAGGCTAAAACAAAAACAAAAACTAAAACCCCTTTGTACTAACACAATATCTTTGCACTTAGCGTTGTGCTACAGCGTGCTTCGCTAATGTTGACAACTTAGTTGCCGTGCTACTCTATTCGGAGTGCGTGGAGTAATTACGCCATCTCTTTATATGAATATCTAACTATTTTAGTAAAGAGATATATAACAAGAATAAAGTATCATTCCCATCATGCCCTATTGTGCATCTATGGAGGGCAACCAAGATAGTGAGCGGAAACTCACTAACAATGCAATTTCAAAATAATATACAGTTATTATATAAATTTGTCAACGATTTTTACTATTTTTTTTGAAATTTTTTCATGGCCGATTTCATTTGGGTGTCCATTCTTCTTATAATCATTGCCGACAACTGCCCTAATGTCAAAATCATAAAATGTTTTTATATCCATTGTTCTGTTCGCCAACGCATTAAATTGCACTATTGGAATATTGTGCCTCGCTCCAATACCATCAAACATACGCACCGTGGTTTCATAATTTAACTGATATAGTTCATGGCACGCCGACATGCTTAAATAATATTTATGCAACGCGAACCAACCTTTATCCACATTTGTACCTGCGCCATCGAGCCATTGCGCATGAACGTGAGTGTTCCACTCTGGGTCATCTCTGCCTTTGGCGTGGGTTGGGTCGTACCAACTAACCCTACTTTCATCTGTCAATCCAACAACTAAAATAGAATTTTTTATATAGTCAATGCTATGATTATTAATCCACCACATTAAATTCCATTGCATAGATTGCAAACTAGAGCCCGGAAATGATAAATTTTCTTGTTTTAAATTATAATGTTCCGCTAGTAGTCCCGTATAACAGTATTTTAAACGGTACTCATCATTTTGTGTGTAATGGCTTGGAATTCCTTGTTCTTTTAATTTTGGGGATAATAGTTCATCACCATACGCCCAACTACAACCAAACGAAACAATATTCTTTATACTGATTTTAGTACCCGTCTTTGTGTACTAGGTACTTGGCACGTATGTATGCTTTAACTAAACCAGAACGTACAATGTCATCTACGCCGAACTCATTTGTTTGAAACCAATTAGGCATTGATTTTAATACTTCTACGAATTTACAAACGTCCTTATCCTTGTCTTTAACAAAGTCTGTCTGCATAAAGTCGCCACAAAACAATGCCTTCGATTTCTTACCAAGTCTAGTTAGTACAGAATCTGCTTCATGTGATGTACAGTTTTGGAACTCATCCATAATAATAATACAGTTGTCTAGTGTTATGCCACGTACGTACGACGTAATCATAAAGCGTACAATACCGTGTTTAACTAGAATCTCGTACGCATCGTCTCTTCCAAATAACTCAGAACATACTTTTTTGTACGGTAGTTCATACACTTGCTGTTTCTCGTTAATGTCTCCTGGCAAGAAGCCAATATCTCTCGTTGGAACAGCACTACGTACAATAACAATTTGATTTAAATCTGTGCCACCGTTGATTAACTCTTCAAATGCTTTATACATACTAAGGAACGTTTTACCTGTTCCTGGGTAACCCATTAACAACTGACACTTTCCAGTGTCGTAGTTCTTAAAGAAGTCCCCTTGTGCTTTTGTAATTGGTTCAACCTCTGCTAGTTTCAAATGCAATTTCGAAACAATACTTGCTCCTGTATTTGGCTTTTTATTCTTGCCCATTTATATTCCTATTGATGATATATTATGTAATTATGTTAATGCAGGTAGTATATCCATTACACCTTGTGTTCCTGCTTGTTCATCTACGTAAGCAAACTCTGTCAACGAGTTAAACACACGCTCTATACTGTAATTAGCACGTTGCGTTTCTACAGCAGTTAAATCGTTGCTTGTTAGTGTTATTGTTGCCTTGCCTTTTGCAGGTGTAACAATGGTTAATGCCTTACTCATTAGCACAGCATTCTCACTAATTAGTTTAAATGTTAGAGTAGTGTTTTCTAAATTAATAGGTTTTTGGTCTTGATTAAGGAATTGAAACTCAAGAACTGTGTCCACTCCCTTAACTGCTTTTAGTATTTTTGAGTACACGTAATTAGTCCTCGGTAAATGAACGGTTGAAGTAAGTGTAGAGTCAATGAATGTTCCTATATGGCTCTGATTGTATAAATAAACTTTAGTTGAATACATTTAATTATTTATGGAAAATGAGTTATTTCTTAAAATCTCGGGAAAATACCCATTCTTGTCAATAGTGCAGTATGCAGGTACAGAGCACATTGGTATTATTATGAATCAAGATAAAATTCTCACAACTATGTACAATTTTAATGACATAGAAACAACGGAATTAAAACAGTTATTTTTAGAACTTGGTGAGACTTGGTGGTGGGAATCAAATAGAAGTATCCCGATTAATCTCTATTTAAAGGATGAATGGATGCCATTCTCAAATTGCAAGGTTATATTCAATAATAAGAACCTTACGTTACTAAGTGGACCATGTACCAGCCTTAATGATATCTCACAGAAACGAACTAAACGGAAATCTATTACTCTAATGCGGGATGTTGACTAAGAATATTCATGTGTAGTACCACTAATATAGCATAACTTACTGCGTGTGCCTTTTTGAAATAATAATCATCTCCATCAGGCTTAACCCATATCTCTGTTGATATTTCTTTCCAACTCTTACCAATTAGATGTTTCTTTGCTGGTCTAATTAATGCCAAAAACATTGCCATTCTAGGAATACTATCAGGTTTCATGAGTAATAAATTATTGTGATGATTAGAAAGATGTATTACCTGAGAACTAAATCGTTTATTCATCAAACTATCCCATTGAGGTTCCTCAGATAACAATTTGGTATAATGTGCGGTATCTTTAATATGTTTGTAAACCCCTACATTTAGAAAATCTATCTTAAAATAATCACGCTTCCCCGCCTCTGTATAATTAATACTGGCACATTTATGCACTGGGTCAAATGGAATATCAGTAACATACACCCCACTATTATGGGTCAAAGTCTCAATATTCGATTCTTGCCTAGCAGGAATATGTCTAATTAACCTTAATATTTGATTCCTATCACAAAAATCAATATCTATATCCGCATCCATTACCATTTTACCACCCCGCTTCATTTAACATCTTTTTTATATACTCAGCATCCGTCGGATAATCCTTAAACTTCTTATTCCATGTCTTAGCATTTATAATTTTCCATATAGAAGTAATCTGATTTGGATACAACGTACTTAGGAATTCAACACCACTGCTACAATTATATAATACCCACGGACTTATTCGACCTTTTATTATATAATCATAAATTACATTTACGTTGCCACTTCTCAACATATCGTTGCTGTTAGTATCGTTTTCCTCCGCCCAAGTTATACTTTGTTTTAATGCTCTCATTAATGCATCAATTGGATTTTCAGTTTTCAGTAAAGTACCCAAATGCACGGAATACAAGGAATCAGATGTCCAATAATCAAGTTTTGTATTATTCTTAATTAAAAATTCAATAAATTTATCAACGGCGATTGCTTTGATATCTACACAGTATCTGCCAAATTTAACAAATGCTTTATAATATGGACTTTTAATAAAATCCATCTGTGTTCTTACCTTTGTGCTAGATTGAGTGTAATTATAAAACTTTAAGTACGCATTAAATCCTAACCTATCACCCTTATCATCCTTATCCCTCCATCGACGTTTAGGCTCACATAAATGAACTACCAATGAATTGTGTCGTACAAAGGTTTTATTACAATATTTGCATGTGTTATTTGTCACCACACTCTTTGGTATATTTTTTCAAATCCTTTTTCGTAATCATCGTACCAAGAACATCAATATCTTCTTCTTTGTACAATGGATATATCTCCATTAATCGTTTCTTAATATCATTTTTTACTTTGCTTGATGATTGTTTCTTAGTTCCCAACCATTCGTGGCGATACTCACCAAAGTTGGGGCTTCCAGCCACCAACGTCAACCATTGTAATTTTGGATGTTTGTTGATATCAAATAAGTGCTTGTTAGCATAATTATTCATACTAACAAGGTAATAATGTTGTGCAAGGTTATTCCCACTAACATTAGCACCCCACTTTAACCCAAGAAATGCACTAAATCCCTTGCGTTCGTCATCGGATAAATTATCATAGAAAGTGTATTCCTTTCTATCGACTGCTCCTAGCATTTTGAATATATCCAATTTTGAAGTTTTTGCCATTTACCAAGCCTGACTATAATCAACTATTTGGCAGTTTCTTGATACATCTTTAATGAAGTAAACTACACGTGGCTCTTCACCCTCGTCTATAGGAACCGCTAAGTACTGACCATTCTTGAGTTTTGGATTGTACCATTGTACTTCGTTATATACATCTACAACTTCTACAGGTAAGAAGTTAGCCATATACCCACTTAGACTATTGAACTCAAACGCCTTAAAATCCCTATCATTGATGCTGGTTAGTGCGATTGCTTCTAAATCTCCTGTCTCTTCCTCACCTATTAACAAATGCCAATTCATTGGCATTTTTATAAATTTATTCCCGATTTTTAAAACAATCGCAGGTGATGTAAAACTTTCCAAGAATATTAAAGGAACAAAAAAATAATCGGCGTCTTTGGGATTGCTATTATCAAATATAGCAAATTGCAAGTCATTTATTTTTTCAGGTAATTCGTTTAATTCGTATGCGGTGTTATCAAGTGTATGTATTTTCATGGCGTTGTATGTTATTTATATACAACATATTATATCACCACGATTATAAAATTACATACCCAAATATACCATTACTCCTATTTCGGAGAGGGGAATAATTATACTATTTCCACTCTAATTTCTCTAATGAAAATGGGTATTCTGCATCTTTATAGAATTTCTTTCGCTTAGTTAAGTGGCGTTTAGCGAACTTACACGTACTCGTGATGTCCCAAATTTGAACAAAGTCCTTGTCCTTCGCCCTTCGCACCCCACGCCCAATTGATTGTATCACACGTACGAATGATTTTCCCGGTTCAAGTAACATAAGATTGAAAATTCTAGGTATGTTAATGCCTACTGCGGCAACACCATATGTTGCTACAATAATTTTATTAGTTGCGTCAGCAACCTCATCATAATGTTCCTTTCTATCTTCGGTTTTAGTAGTGCCACTAACGAACACAGCATTATCTCCCAATCGCTTTACTAACTCTTTACCAGACTCAACTCGGTCAACGAGAACTAACGTGTTGCCATTAATATTTGCTTTTTCAATGAGTTCCACCAACGCATCCAAGCGACTTGAGTCAGTCAACAAATACTTTAACTCACTTTGATAATTTGCATGTTCGGCATGGTCAAGTAATTGAACTATCTTCACTTGGCATTGCGCGAGCACTCCCTTATCCTGTAATTCTTTAGCAGATACTTTATTAATAACATTTCCCAATCCAACATATAATGATTGGTACTCGAATTTTTCTTTAGGAACTGTTCCTGTTAATCCCCATCTCAACGGGATATGTGCCATTGGTCCTGTTAGAATGGTTTTTAGTGCGTTGGCCTTTGCACTATGACAATTGGCTACAACTGCATCATTGGCAATATAGTTATGGTCGTGTTGTACATGTAGATTATATACCTTTTTTGGTATATCTATCGCTTTGCGGTTAATTAACTTCATATAATACCTTAATTTTTTGTTGTGTTTTATTATCAAAGCCTGATAATATTGTTGGTGTACCTTTTTGCAATAAGTAATTTTTATCAACTAACAATAGTGCAAAATTATTAGTGGTGCACCATTCCTTCAATGCACAGATTTTAGTTATATGTATTTATGTTTATGAGTTCTAAATCATACGTTAATTGGTCTGCTCTAACCCACCCACCATTGGTTAAAAACTTATGATTTGCCGTAACTCTAATAACCTGCTCATTATCAAATGTTAATTCTAACATTTCTTCACCTTGACTATTCGATAGATTTTCATGCACATTAACCACGATATCCTCTTTGTAAAATAACCCATTTTCGTCTAAATTTATTATTACGTCTCCTGGTTTAATATCTTCAATTGGGGTGTTCCCCCTTGGGGTTTTAATTAATGTTTTACCATCAAGACACTCGTCCACCATAACACACACGACATCTTCTAAAAATTCACCTATGGTAACCTTTGCCTTTCCACTTTTAGTATCCTTCATCATGATGTTAAGACTTTGCCACGTACATATAGTATGCTGTTTTCCGTAATCACGCTGTTTACCATAAAACACACCAACATCTAATCCCATGTTAACGTAGTCTTCTTCAGTTTGAATGACTAAACTTTTGTTAGGTACTATAAGAATACTTCTACCGTACTCCTGTACACGCTCACTCAATGCAGCGGTTACCAATGTTTTTCCTGCGCCAGTTGCCACCTCCTGTAAACACTGTGGGTTCTTTAAGAAGTTATTAACAACATCAATTTGATAATCACGTAGGACAATTGGTTCGCCTGCAATTGGATGTTTCTCAGGCCACATGATGTGACTATAAGTATCTTTATCAACTTCTACCAACTCAAAATTATGTTGATATTGCCGTTTATCATCAACATCAACTTCCCATCCATCATTAATCAGTAATGGCAATATATCGGGTAGTAGATTGATATAGGTGCTTCCACCAAGATTAAAGAATGAAACCTTTCCATTCCATCTTCCCAATCTATACGATGGCATAAACTTTGCACCAGGAATCTCATACTCAAATTCGTGCACGAGTTTTTTTCTCATATCAAGGTCAAGACCTTTAATTGCACAGTTGACTTCGTCTCTTACTACTATTGTTGCTGTTTTCATATCATTTCTCTACTAAATAAGGTGGGCACCGAATAAACAAAAAGGAATACTAAATCATTCGATGCCCGAGTGTGATGTGATGGGTAATATAGGATAAAACCCATCACATCTGTTAGTAGTGTTTATTTAGGGAGGCTATTAGGGAGTAATAACACAATAAACACATACTGAACCTATTAAAAACTTTTCTTCATACACGTATTCTTTGCTAAAAGTTCCCAGCGTGTTTCACTAATGGTTCTTAAATCGGCGATTTTTAATGCCATACGGAGACTCATTTCACGTAAGTTATCCTTGTGGGTTTCCATAAAATTAATTATTTCAATACCCGATTTAGTATCAATGTTACTATAATTACTAAACAATGCCCCAGTTTCTGCAATTTGCTTTACCCGAAGTAATTTGTCGCGCATAGTATTCATTGATAAGTCTAGGTAATGACATCTACTTTGTAATGCTTCTAAGTGGTCTTTTAATTTTTTACTACGCACATCATTGAACTTCACGTTAGTAATAAAGATAACTGACCCTTTGAAATCAAATGCATTTGGTATTCCTTCTCTGCGTAATGTGTGGTTATCCGAACTCCAAAAAACCCTACGCTTGTGTCCACTATCCAATGCCGCTTTAAGTAGATTAAGGCTTAAGTCATCCTGTAGTACCACATCGCAGTCATCGAATACAATCACATGTCCATCACCAGAATGCTTATAAAGCGTGGTATATAATCCAAGTGGGGTCATCGCACCCTTAACTACTTCGTACTTTGAATCAACTCCCGATATCGTATCGAACATACTCGCCTTTTCAAGTTGCTTTTCTACACCATAGGATTTTCCCACCCCAGGTGGACCTGATACAATCATTGCCTTGATATCAGATGTTATAGATGCTCTAGTCATTTCTTCTAATATATCAAAACGTTCGGAGATACGTGCGATAACCTGCTTATCTGTTTCTCTTTTTACTCTTTTTACTCTTTTTGATGATGTGTTGAATATTTTTGGATTGGGTACCCGATTAATAGTCTTTTTAGATACCGATTTTTTTTTCGATTTTAGATGTTCTAAATTCTGATTAGTGACACTAATTCTAATTGTTTTTTGACCATTTCCAATTGTTTTGGTTGGTTTAACCAAAATAAATGACCCATTAACCTTAGTGTTATTTGCGATTCCTCTAACTAATTCAAACGTTTTATTTTTGATTAATTGTTTGCGATATGTACCACTACGTACTACTACCTTTTGCATAATTACTCCCTACAAGTGTTATTAAAATGTAGGGGTATTATACCATAATTCGAGCAAGATACGTTAAATATATTTCATTCTTACATAAAAAATACTACCGAGGTAGCATTTCTTTTTATTTTATACTAACCTATCGGCAATGGGGAAGCGTTTACTACCCAATCACATTCCATTGATTGTCCATCCGCAATATGGACATGCCATGCTCCACTCAGAGTAGTGGTATCGCCCTTATCATATGCAACCCCATCAATTATAATGTTTCGCTTTGAAGTGTTTGCCCCATTATCAAACCATTCATACGTATTTATTACATCAGCATTGGTAACTTCTTCATGTAAATCACCATTAGCATCGGTGAATTCAACCCTTTCAAAATCCGAGTGGTTTGCATTTAACGAAACAATAGTTAAATCGCCACCACTCACGCTAACCGTTCCTGGAACGTCACCCTCTAATGTTCTATCAATATCAAATGTGAATAATGAACCTAGTGTGCCATCGTTAGATACAGCCCCATTGAACACTTCTGTGCCATTAAACACAAATGTAACATTGATTGTTGGTGAACTTGAATACCCCATAAATTTAACTGTTCTATTTGCCATTTCTTCTTCCTATAGTAATAAATTATATTACTATTTATACTTTATGCAGAATATAAAGTATCGTTGCGGTACTTAACCCAAACATCAGCGTAGTCAACCAACATGTACTCATTGAAATACGGACCACCCAATGTGTAATGAATCAATTTTGGCAACTCTGATGTAGGTTCTTGTTCCCCTACGAGAAAATTCCACCCCAATGGTATACTGCCTATTTCATTATCATTTGGCAACCACTTGAATTGATGCAGAAACATCCCACTTTCATTACTTACTACTTTCGGTGTAAGTTTCCAACATTTTGCATTATTGAACATCATAACACTAGACCAATTCTTTTTCTCGTACTTTGATTGTTTTTGATTCAGGAACTTCGTACTAGTAC